TTTCAATGCCACCTACATCTAAAAATTGGTGCTTTACTCTTAATAATTATACAGAAGATGAGTTATTGCAAGTCGATGGATTTCTCAACGATCGTTGCAGCTATGCAATCTATGGAAAGGAAGTTGGGGAATCTGGAACAAGTCATCTCCAAGGATATTTCAACCTCATTGAGCGTGCAGGCATCCAGAAACTTAAGTCTTATTTCAATAGTCGGGCACATCTTGAAATTGCAAAAGGAGATGCAGGATCAAATGTTAGATATTGTTCAAAAGATGGAGACTTTACAGAATTCGGTACCCGTCCATCACTCAAGCGAACAAGGGACGACGTCGCTAGGGACTTTCGGAAGCGATTGGACACTTCCGGAAATCGAGGACTTATTGAATTCGCCGACGATATCCCCGGTACATATTTCTTCACCGGACATAACTTGTTACGAAACTATTGCAGACTTAGAATACCAGAACCCAGAGGAGACATTAGCGTTTTATGGTTATTTGGAAGACCCGGGGTCGGCAAATCTCGAAGAGCTCATGAACAGCTTCCAAACGCCTACATTAAGGAGCCCAGAACAAAATGGTGGAATGGATATCTTTTAGAGAAGGATGTTATTATTGATGATTTTGGTCCAAACGGGATTGACATTAATCATTTATTACGTTGGTTTGATCGTTACAAATGTCTTGTTGAATGTAAGGGTGATATGATTGCATTGTGTGCTACTACTTTTATTGTTACAAGTAATTTTCATCCGTTAGATTGTTTTAAGGACAAAGAAGGTGTGCCGCATCCACAGATGGATGCCTTGTATCGAAGAATAACAATTGAAGAAATGGAATGAATATTTTATTACTATAAAGTCAAAGTTCACAAACTCGGTCTACAACCACAACAAAGTGCAGGTAATACTTGCTGCACTTTGTGAAAACTAATTTACTAAGCGTCACCACAAAAGGTAAGCGAATACATATTTACCCATGTACAACCCCTTGACGTATTAGAACTCGTATTACCAGTTGATAAAACAGCAATAGGCATATTTCCAAAATTCGCATACGCTGAATCATCAATTTTTTGAATACGAAAATTATACTCAAAACTAACACTTTCACCAGCAGTCAACATAGCTTTTTTACACATTACAACTTTACCACAGTCATAAATATCAGGACTTATTGCAGCATCCCATGCTTTATCGCGTGGACTTGTGTTAATAACAGTTAAGTCTGGATTATTTTTTGTCCATACAATCCATAACTCAATCTGAATAGCTTCAAAATTATCATCGGAAGCAGTTATAATACACTTATATTTACCGCCCCGTAAAACAATACTATCTGATACAAATGTCGGTAAACTAGATGCCGGATCTGGATCCACTGCTCCGCCTGCCGTTAACCAAAATGGTGTAGTCGACCCAGACCCAAGATAATACAGAGGTCTCGCATTAATATTTTTATTTAAAATTGAAGCAGGAGTTGGACAAGATATGGAATTTGTATAAAATGATCTATATTTCGGTTTCCATTGAGTACTGTTCCAAAGTTGATTACGCCATCTCTTACCACTTATACGTCTTCTACGTTTAATTATTGTATTAGTTAATCTAGACGCTTGATTGGTGTATGAAGTCGTACGTCTAGAATATCGTTTCTTGAATTTTTTACGCGATTGTTTCTTGTACGGAACAGCATATACTCTTTTTCTTTTCATCGCCATCTCTATCCAGCAGTTTCTTAATTGAAAGGCTTTCGTGTGAGAATGGTTAGTACTTCCTTACACGTCTATTTATAGTTGATTATTAGTGTTGGCATTGGCCCCCGCCCACGGTAATTGCGGTTGCCCTCACGGGCACCGCAATGACACGCGGACCCCCACGTGGGCCAAAGCAGAAGACAATTATTATATATCAATTGGGTTATGTGTGTTCGTCATTGTTTGCGTCATCATTGTTCTATATATTCAGTGTTTTTTGTTATCTTTTCAATGCCACCTACATCTAAAAATTGGTGCTTTACTCTTAATAATTATACAGAAGATGAGTTATTGCAAGTCGATGGATTTCTCAACGATCGTTGCAGCTATGCAATCTATGGAAAGGA